AATGAGGTATTTGATGGGACGGTGCTGTATTTTGATCTTGACACGGTCATCTCTGGAAGCCTGGACGAGTTCGCCTCCCACCCGCACCAGTTCACAATGCTGAGAGACTTTGGAAAACACAATGTCCCAAATAGTGGTTTTATGGCCTGGAGCGGGGACCACCGGGAAATCTATGAAAAATTTGATAACGACCCAAGGCGCTACATGAAGGAGTACATAGCGCCGCCCAGGCTCGGGGACCAAGCATATATCTCTGAGACGAAAAAACCAATAGAATTATTTCAGGATATTTGGCCGGGGCAAATTGTGTCTTATAAAAAGCACTGCCAGGGAAAGCCAAGGTCGCCAGATGTAAGGGTGGTCTGTTTCCACGGGCAGCCCAAGGGTGCCGGCTCGGTCGGGTGGGTTAAAGAGATTTGGAGCGCGTCAAATGGCTGCAGGTGATACCGGAATACGGATTTGCTCAGATGCCCTGCTTATGTTGGGGGCCAAAGCAATCACATCTTTTAATGATGGAACAGACGAGAGCTCGGTCTGCGACCGACTCTACCCAAATGTCCGAGACTCCACGATTACTATGTACCCGTGGGGATTTAGCCTAAAGAAGGTGCAGCTCTCGCAGCTGATCACCACTCCCAGCTCTGTGTGGAAATACGAATACCAGCTGCCAGGTGATCGGCTAGCTAGCCCCAGGGCAGTATTTGAGACCAGCTCTGTTGGCAGCTACCCAGTAAAAGATTGGGAGATACAAGGCGACAAGCTGCTCGCCAATATTCAATCCGTCTATATCGACTACCAATACTCTGTTCCAGAGTACGCGATGCCGTCGTATTTTATTCAGCTGCTCAAATATCAGATGGCCTGGCACATTGCAGAGACCGTTACGGAGCAGCAAGAAAAATCTACCAAGTGGCAAAGAGTCGCGCTGGGCGATCCATCAGAAAATATGCGAGGTGGGTACTTTAGGGTTGCCGCTAACATTGATGGCCAAAACCAACCCACCAGGGTAATTGAAGACTTTAGCTTAATAGCAGTGAGAAACTAATGCCGCGCTTTGTCGAGTTTCAAACCAACTTCTCAACGGGCGAGCTCGATCCCCTGCTGCGCGCCAGGGTAGATTTGCAGTCATATAACAACGCGCTAGCAAAAGCCACAAACGTCTTAATACAGCCACAGGGTGGCTTGCGTCGCCGCCCAGGCACAAAGCATATCCTTGAGCTACCAAACAGCTCCACGCCATCAGCTGGCAACGGAGTGCGCTTGGTGCCGTTTCAGTTCTCGGTCGACGACAGCTATATGTTGTGCTTTACGCACCAACGTATGTACGTCATCAAAGACGGCGCTGTAGTTACAGCGATTAACGGCGGCGCCAATAATTATTTAACGACATCGATTACCAGCGCGATGGTAGACGATATGTGTTGGACGCAATCTGCGGACACGCTAATTGTTGTCCACCCAGACCTGCAGCCGGTGCAAATTGTGCGCGGAGCCACAGACGCAACCTGGACAGCAACTACAATTACATTTGATACGATTCCAAAGTATGCCTACAACATTGACTTTCACACTAACAACGGATCAACATTAACGCCGTCTGCTGTTTCTGGAAACATTACTGTAACGGCCTCAACAACGCATCACGACACCGGATCAGCTCAAGCTGGGGCAAGCACAACCATTACTCTAAAATCTACAGCAAGTGCCACAAATGATATATACAACGGAATGTATGTAACAATTACAAGCGGAACTGGCTCCGGGCAGATTAGAATTATTGAGGGTTATGTTGGCAGCACAAAAGTGGCCACTATAACTCCAGCGTGGACCACGGCACCAAATGGCACAAGTAATTATTCAATAACCACCTGGACTACAGAGTCGGTTAACCAATACATCAACGCTAGCCCACAGGGCCGCGCACGCATTACGCGATATGTATCCTCTACCGTAGTTGAGGCTGTTACTGAGTATCCATTTTTTAACACTACAGCCATTGATGCCGGTCGCTGGGAGCTTGAACACAATTATGAAGATGTGTGGTCCAGCACCAAGGGGTGGCCACGGTCGGTCACGTTCCACGAAGGGCGCCTGTACTTTGGCGGCAGCAAGTCTCGGCCATCTACAGTGTGGGGATCTAAAATTGGTCTCTTCTATGACTTCGTTCCAAGCGAGTCTTTGGACGACGACGCGGTCGAGGCAACACTAGATACCAACGAGCTCAACGTCATCACAGACATTATTAGCTCGAGGGACTTCCAAGTATTTACTACTGGCGGTGAGTTCTATGTGCCGCAGCAGGGAACCGATCCTGTCACCCCGCTGACGTTTACATTCAAAAACGTATCGCGTAATGGTACAAAACCAGGCACCAGGGTGCAGTCGGTCGAAACCGGATCGGTCTACATCCAGCGCCAGGGCAAGTCTCTCAATGAGTTTGTGTTTTCTGACACGCAGCTCACATACATTACGCAGCGTATCTCTTTGCTTGCTGGGCACCTATTAAAAGGCCCACAGCGTATTGCCATGCGTCGCGCGTCTTCCACGGAAGAGGGAGACCTGCTGCTTATAACCAACACAGACAACGGCTCGATGGCCGCGTTTGCAATTATGCGCAGCCAGCAAATTACGGCGCCATCTGAATTTATAACTGACGGTGAGTTTATAGACGTTGGCGTAGATATCACAGACATTTATTGTGTTACCAAGCGCGTATTTAATGGAACCACAAAATACTTTGTGGAACTATTTGGATACAACTACTTTACAGATTGTGCCTTTGTTGGCGCATCCGCAAGTGGGATTGGGTCTGGGCTGCCGCATATCGGCAAGAGCTTAAACGTCATCTGCGACGGAGTGCCACAGTCTAACGAGACCGTCTCCGCTGGCGGCGCAATTACATTTGACCGCGAGTCAGTCACAAGCTACGAGGCTGGCCTGCCAATCCCAGTGTACGTTAAGACCATGCCGGTAGAGATCAAGCTGCAAACTGGCAGCCGGGTCTCATTCAAAAAGCGCATTGTTGAGATTAGCGCAATAGTACAAGACACACAAAACTTAGAAGTTAACAACCAGCTCATCGAGTTTCGCTTGATGGATAACCCGCTGTTAGATTTGCCGGTCCCAACATTTACCGGAATCAAGCGCGTCAACGGTGTGTTGGGATATCAGCGCGAGCAGGCAATTGAAATTGAGCAGACCCTGCCGTTGAAAATGAACTTGCTGGGCCTCGACTACCGCGTGGCCGTCAACTCGGGGACATAGACATGGCAATCACAGCTGGTCAGATGTATGGTGTAGCTGGGCTAATTTCTGCCTACGGCCAATCGGAGGCCATGAAGGCCCAGGGCATCTACAATCAAACCGCATACCTTCTGCAGGCAAGAGACACGCTGGCCATTGCCGGGGTTCGATCAGAGATGGACCTGCAATACGCAGAGATCCAAGCTGGTCGCCTGCTCAAGAAAGCAGAGGTCGAAGCACAAAATTACACCATCGCTGGGAACTCACTGCTTAAAAACATGAGGGCCACAAATGCGGCCATGCGTGCCAGGGCAGCTGCGTCCGGTGTCGCCTATGGCGAGGGCTCGGTTGCCGCTGTACAGCGAGAGAACGTGGCGGCCACATACCGAGACGTTGGCATCACAGACCTTAACGCGCTGACCGCCAGGGTGATGGGATTCGAGGACGCATCTGCAATGCTGCAATCTGCGGAGCTGCAAAACATTTTGACCCAATACTCAGCGGAGCGCCAGGCTGGCCAATACGAAATGGCAGGCGCAGCTGGCCGCAGAATGAGCGGTCTCATGGCAGACGCAACCCTGGTCTCTGGAGCAATTCAGGGCGCCAAAACAATTTCAAAGGTGTAAAACATGGCAGAGCAACGAATTGAATCTGGTCGCGCACAGATTGCTGGCGTGGGTGGGGCACCACTGCAGCGCGTTGCTATGGCTCCGGTTGACTACGTTGGGGTTCGCGCAGAGGGGCAAGCAGCTGGGCAGCTCTCTCAGATGCTAGAGAGAATGAGCTCGACCCTATTTAAGGAAGCAGGCGAGCTGCGCCAAAAAGAGGGCCTAGAATTTGTGGCCACAAACCCTGTGACCGCAGCGCAGCTGGAGGCCGCCAAGGGCGGCGACATGGGCCCACTCGATCTTGGCAAGGGATTCTCTATCTTTGATCAGGCGGTGCGTAAGGCCAGGGCCATGGAGATTTCTGGCCACTTTGAGATGGAGGGCCGCAACGAGCTCACCAAGTTGCTGGTTGAAGTTGAGACCGGCAAGGCAACATCAGCTGACGTTGAAACAAAAATTAAGGCTTTCACAGACGGATACACCAAAACAATTTCAACGATTGACCCAGAGGCGTCGTTTAAGTTTCGGGCCACGATGGCCACCCAGGGCAACGCGGTTCTTAAGTCGGCGTATGAGCTAGAGCTCAAGCGAGCCAAGAGCCAGCGCGTAGTTAAGTTTGATATGGACTTTGATAATCAAATGAGATTATTGGAGGCAGCCGTTAGCCAGGACCCAAACAATATAGAGGGCATAGCTGACGTAGCTCGCAAAAATATTGGAATGCAATCCATGGTATTTGGCGACGCATCAATACAAAAAGACTACTCCACTAAATTTGAGGCTGGCTTGCGCAACGCAAAAATTAACGCGCTCACCAAGGTGCTGACCTCAGATGAGTTTATGGTTAACCCAGACGAGACCCTGGCCAAAATTCGCAAGGGCGAGATTGGAAATTTAAGCCCGGTACTACAGCAGCTGATTAACTCAGACTTCGACGCGGTCGCAAAGGTAACGGCCAACTTTATGGTGGCGGCTAACCAGCGCGAGACACTGGCCAAGCAGAAAAGTGACCGCAATAAACGAGATGGCGAGGCAGCTGCAATTAACCTGCTCGAGCAAATATTCCCGCTGTCTGAGGGAGACCCCAAGCGCAAGGTCCTGGTTGGCCAGCTCATGGAGCTGCCACCTGGCTCTGTCCCAATTGGCACCATCAAGGACCTGCTAGATGTCAACGTGCGATCCAACCCAATGGTGCTTGGAAACGTATACAACCAAATTGACAAGGGCGTCATCAACACCAAGGAGCAGATCGACGCATACGTTGGCAAGGGCGTCGGTGGCCAAGACTATGTGGCTCTGATTAAGTATCTCAACGCCGACGACAGACGCGACAAGCGAGACCTTCAGCAGGGCATCTCCAGGCTCGCTGGCATCCCGGTTATACCTGGCCAGATGATT